GTAAATGGTTGCGCCTGCGGTGAGGTAATCCATGATGCCAAGCTGACGTGAACCAGTTTGGGTTTGACCGTGAGGTGCAGAGCCGATTGCTTGGGTCATGTATGACAAGCCTGCCGCAGGGAAACCTTGATAAGTAGCGTACTGCTGCTTTCCTGCATCGATAAGAGCTTGGTTGAGCAACTGCTGCTCGCGACCTTGCTGCGCAATATCTTGCTGAATAGTACGACCGTAACCAAATGATTGCTGACCAAGATTAGCCAATTGCGCCGCTTGATTCATGCGGTTCTGAATATCCTGCTGCGCCATTGTTTGAGCGTTCTGATAGCCAGATTGCAGTAGCTGTCCAGTCTGTTGATTAACACCACGCATGATGTCGCCCATCATCTGACCTTGTGCGACGCCGTGACGTGAGCCGCCAAATGCACCGGCGCGAGTAGCTTGAGAGCCTAATTGGTTAGAGCCAATCGCCATACCACGAGCTGCTTCATTCTGTAGACCGCCAATCACATTCTGGGTGTACGGATTCATGTACTGATTTAGGTTAGACCCTGCAACAGTGCCTGCGCCTGCTGTGCCTGCTAGTGCAGCTTGTTGAGCCGTAGAAGCTTGTTGCATTGGATCGACTGGAACGCCAGATGGGATATAGCCACCACTTTGAGGTGACATTGATGTCATACCTTGCCCCATCTGACCTAATAAGCCGCCTTGAGGTGCAGACAATGCACCCATTGCGCCACCTTTGCCACCGCCTGCCGACTGTCCCGTTGGTGGCATCATTGCATTTACTGGCATACTACCTGCTGCTGCACCCATGACTATCTCCTAGCTATATAAACTGCTGCGAATTTCGGCAGATCGTGGATCAAGGCGTTCAGCTTCAGCTTTTGCCTGTTCAAACATTGGATATGATGTGTATCCAGTAACTCCGCCAACTGTGGTTGCGGTTGGCATTCCAGAAGTTGGCGTTACATTACCGTAGCCAGACGGTGTCATACCAAATGCAGACGCTGAATTTAAAGCCATTTGGTTAGCCATTTGTTGCTGTGGAGTTTGAGCTGCAACATCAATACCTGTGTAAGGCTGATATTCCATTTTCTGAATAGTTTCAGCTCGCTGAAGATTTCGTACAGTTGGGTCACGCAACCAATCTGGTATCTCAGTTACTTGCGTTTGACCGCCACCTTTGCCGCCGCCGCCGCCCATATCAAAACTCCTTAATCATCGTAACGTGAGCTTCTTTCCACCCACGGTCTTTGTGTACTCTAGCCCACCCCTTGCGCCCTGCAAGAGATAAAGCATCACACCCGTTTAGCTTTGCGAAGGTTATAGCAGACTCTTCAAAGTCGAGAATTTGCTCCATGTCACCCCCTGCCAGAAAAACGTGCAGAATCTTTCGCTTAGGATACACCGTAATCTCAGTGACTGCACACCCAGATTCACCTTGCCATAATTGCATATGCCCAGACATTACTCCACGGACAATATCAGCAAAATCGTGTGTGCCGCCAGAATAAACCAAAGCATTTTCAATCCACTGACGACAGCGCATCAGCTCTTGGAATATATCTCGTGTAGGTAAATCTACTGCCTGATTCATACTTTGACCTCTGTGACCATGAGAGTTGCGGATGCCGCAGCCGGTGAGAATGCCGTAGCCGCCGATCCTTGAATTGTTAATGCGGTATCTGTAACGGCGTAAATCGCCTCAAGATAATCACCTGCCTCAACCGTAAATATCCCAGAACGGCTGACAACCTTGCTTTCACCATTAGCGGTGATTGTATGCTTGATTGTGCTGTATGGAATGTCCGTGCCGTTAATTCTAGGGAAGATGTAAACAGATTTGGCAGAGCTGTTCGTTGAGTACAGCTCACACGAAAAGTCGATCTGAAAGGTTGCTGCGTGATCAAAGTAGATACGGCTTGTATTGGTGTCATCACGGGTAACGTGATACTCAGCGGCTGCGTTTGTCCATGTGATTGGGTAAGCCGTATTTGCTGCTGCTGCCGTAAAAGTAGACGTGGTGTAAAACGCGCCGTAATCGTTGTGACCTAAGCCAATCCACTCGCCACCGTGAGAGAAAACAGCTTGTCCAGTAACAGGATCAAAAAGCAACACGCCATCTTGTGTGGCGCGAGAATCTGACGTTTTAAAGGTTAATTTGTCGCGAATACGCCCAAGATACTCATTGAGGCGTTCGCCCCAATCATTCCATAAATTCCCGTGAGGTGGTGGCGGTAACTCGCTCAACGTCTACCGCCTGCCTCAGCATTGATGCGGAATGTGCCGACTCGAAAATCTTCATTACCCGTAGCTTCTACGCGAAGCCTTACCTGACGACCTGTAAAGCGCACAGAGGTTGGCATTGAGGTTAGGTCATAGTAGGTGCTAGATGACGGATAAGTCCGCTCTGTGTCGTTAGGATGGAATCTGGTCTTAAACTGAACCTGAACCTCGCCTGCCGTATTTTCGTCAGCAATAAGTTGATTGACCTTCATCACAGAATCGCCTGAACCTAGTGAAATAGGTGCTGACTCCGCGTATGGAGTGTAAGAACCATGTCCAATGCCATGTAGCTCATGCTCATAGATTACACCAGTAGCATCTACCCACAGCGGTTCGCCAAATACGCCCTGATCTGAGCCAGTAGTGCGATCAAGCGTACCAATCTCCCAATGACCTTCTATGTAGTCGTATGCAACGTAAGAATCACACTCAGTAGACGATGCTGATGGATAGAACCACCAAACCTCACCATATTCAGCGTTGTGAACCGCCCAAGCCTTAGTGATTTGATTTTGGTTCATTCCTTCAAAAACGTGATCGTTCACATCACAAGGCAATTGCTTGGCGGTTGAGCCGTCAAAATAGAAAAACGCCTCTTTGCCCATCCAAAATGCGCCCTGATCAACAGCCACAACGGTTTTGCGTCCAGATGCACCACAAGCAGTACCAACACGTTGGAAGCCGTAAACAAATGGTGCGCCCTGATAGGTGGCAACGTGTGCGTCATTATTAGTGACGATGAGTGCGCGTCCACGCATACGAACAGCAGCCATGATTTCGCCACTGGTTTGCAGCTCAAAATCACCGGCTTCGTTGGTAGCCAATGGAGTCCACGTTGTCGCGTCCTCTCGATCGCACCAAGCGATTTTTCTTGGATTGCCGCCCGCTTGTAGCGCAAAGATAAAACGCTCCTCTGTGACCATTACACCCTTGCAGGATGTGGGTGAGCCAGAAACCTGAGCTGCCGGAGTTCCTGAACCTGCTGAGGTATCCCACAGGTAAATTTTGCCGTCAGAAGTCAAGCAGCCAACTAAATCTTCGCCCCAGTTGTCAACTGACCATGTGTCAGCCTCTTGGAATACGCCAGATGAAGGTTGCTTCTTGCCGTAAAGCGATCCACCAGATGAGAAAAATCCGCCGCCATACGCTGTATTGACCGCAGCGTCATCATTGCCGGTAGTTAACCCAGTTGGAGTAATGTCGGAAACCGTACCGCCAGAGCTGACATGAATTAATTCAGATGCAGAACCAATTACTGTTTCTGAGCCATTGGTCAGGTTTTTCCAAGTGTGCATTGCGCGTGGCGTAGCCGTAAAACTAGCTGATGCGTCTTTGCGCTCGCGCCAACCGCCAACAGGACACATTGCACCTTGTCGCCAACGAATTAGGTTGCCGTCATGCCAACGCCCTGAACCTTCGTAATCAGTGCCAGTTTTATAAATGCCTGCCGGAATCTTGAGCGGAATCAGAGCCATGTACGCCCCCTAACAAATATTACCGTGATTTTGACAGAGGTTAAGGGAAATGCCAAACCCTAAAATTCGTACCACCCAGTAGCTATATACTTATCTCCACTAAGCGGTGGATTGCCTCGATGAACGTGAGTAAATCCGGCAGGGAAGATGCAAATTGTGCCTTGCTCTGGCTTTACACGCCGCTTCTGGTACAAAAACTCGGTTTCGCCACCCTCTTCAATAGTGTTTAGGTAAATTGTCCAAGCCAGTATTCTTGAACCCATTTCCCGTTGCGACTGCTCGTAGTGCCAGACGTGATACCCCTGAGAAGGATTTGTTTTTTGCACCTTGAACTGATAACTAGCGTGTTTATCGGATGCGTCTGTTAATGCAACGCTATATTTGTTGGCATATTCCAAATAGCATGCCTGTAGAGCTTGCAGAGCAGGAATTACAGATTTTGAATCAACAGCTGAATGCAACGGTATCTCTTGGATAAATAACTGAGAATCATCTTGTTCCGATCTTGGAGCTGATCGCAGCAAAGTGAAGCCAAGCTCATCTGCTTTATCGAATCTTTCTATGATATGTGCGCAAACATCAGGCGAAACTGCATCAGGAAACACACCAATAAAATCGTCTGTGATATTCATTTTGACCTCTAAATGACAAGCTCTGTAAGTGCATTACGATCACCAACAGTGCCTTTGATAAATGAATTGAAGGCAAGACTGATCCTGTCAGTATCTCTGCGCGTTACTGGCACTTCGTGAACCATCCAAGACGGGAAAATTACAATGCTGTTTTTTTCAGCAGGTAGCCACCAAGTATCAGAATTAAATTGGTTAAATTCATTCGTTGGAATCTTAAACATTCTTTGGGAATGTGGCGTATGGAACTGTATTTTGTCGTATTTATTGCTTTCGACATATAGAACGCCAGATAAGAATGAGTTTGAATGATCGTGTATATGATGAAACTCAGTGCCTTTTGTGCAATTAGTCCACGACTGCGTTACATACACCTGAACATCGGTTGATGGAGCTAAAACCGATCTGACATATTGATTCAAGCATTCAGTAGCAAAATCGCCCAATCGTGACAACGCCTTTAAATCAAAAACATGATTGTTGTCGCTTGTCCTGTTGCCATGATTTTCATGGTAATCCAAGCCTTGAATCGTCTTTAACTCAAGCTCAGTGACAGGATTGTCTAATGGGAAACTCATCACTGCCGTTGGAAACAGCGCGTGTATTTGTGCTTTATTCATTGTTGACCTTTAAATCTTGTGCGTACCGTCTTTCATCGGATGACCATGCTCAAGATGAGTTGAACTATAAACGTGAAACGGTATCACCACAAGGTGTGAGTCGTCAGTGCGGAAATGATGCGGTGTCATCTTATCCAACACCAACACATCACCTACGTTTAACGGCTCTTCGGTCTGATCCTTCATCCCCTGCACTGACCAACCTTGACCCTCAAGAACGTAAACGCAACGTACCGTTGAATGGATATGGTGTACCTGTTCGGTTGTGTGTGGCGGCATATACAGTAGTTGCAATGTCGGATCGCCTATCCTGATTGGCGGGAATATCTGGTGTGTGCTGCAACCGTTGACGTATGGCAGGTTTGAGTAGGTTTGGATGCTGCTCGTCTTCTCGTCAGGCGTGTAGCCGCGAATAACCACTGTCATGCCTTCATTGGTAATTTCTTTTTCACCACGCACGACAGATGCTGACTGATGGTTGATCATCCAAGCCGAGTCGCCTTGCTCAACTTTAATTGTGTGTTTGCCGGTATATGTGGTGTATGCGTATAAATCTTTGTCGTTAGACCGAAACACCGCAGATTGACCAGACTGCGCTTTCTTTATTTCAAACATCAAATGACCTGTAGATGCTACCTAACGATCCTTTTTTTACTTTTCTGGTGTAGTAATCGGTGTCGCCGCTTTGATCCAAAATGTATTTTTTGAACGGCTCTTTGTATTGCGTGATCTGCTCAAAATGAACATTTTGTGTGTAATTCTGCAATGCCCATCGCTGAAAACTAACACTGTTAAAGAAGTGATGCGTCTGACTTTCTTCTAGTTTAAAAAATTTAGCACAACGCTTTCGCACATTGGTGAACTTGAAAAAGAAATTCATTGCCCAAGTAAACTCAGCCACCGTTAGATCATCTCGATCCAAAAGGTGTTCTATTGCGGCGTAGTATTCACCCATATAACAAGGTGCGTAGTAGGTTGTAGCGAGTTTTTTACGGTTTGGTAGGTGAGGCATGGTGAGTAGCTTATCGCTGCCGCACATCTGATCACCTAGCTCGCCAGTAACATAATTACTGTCTGCTTTATGATCGCCAGTTAAAGCCTCACCAAGATCAATAGCCGTCACGCCTTCGTGCTTACCGTTGATTATCTCTTGGTATAGCTTTGGATATTCGCGCTGACTGTTTTCATCAACAGTGCATTTAAATGGTATACCGTGTGCTTTCAGGGCGTAGAACGCTAACGTACTATCAATGCCGCCTGACCACGTTAGGATTATGTTTTCTAACTGCTTCAGCTCTTCACAGCGTTGATTAATGCACTCTTCAAGCGTTACCGGATCGCCAATATCAGGAACAGGATATTCGTAATCAGCGTTATATAAGCAGTGTGACATTAAGCCCGTCCTATCAACGGGCATAACTTTCCAATTGCGAAAAACTACTTTCTCTTCGTGAGAAAGTGGCTTTGACCTCTTCACCGCCTACTCAACGATGGCTTGTACTTCCGCTGCTTCTGATAATTCAGCAGCAGCCGCAGCCGCTTCTTCTGCCGCTATGCGAGCATCGTATTCGGCTTTTGTTTCTGTTGGGTGTTCTGAGTACACCTCTCCAGTTGTGCCTGCTGAAACATTTTGCACGGTGGCGTTTTTTTGTTCCCAGTAAGGAACTGGAGCATAAGAAGCCATAACCTCACGAATATCTGCACCTTCGCGAGGAATTTCCATGGATACCAAAACAGGGTCTTCATTTTCAGTAGTAAATTGTACTTCCATGACCTTGTTAGTTGTGTCTACGTTTTTAATTTCGTATGTAAATTTCATTGTCTTAACCTATTGTTCCGTAACGTGTACCAGTTGCCGTCCAAGTGATGTTTGATGCGCCTGAAGTAGCTGCGCCACCACCGCCGCCACCGCCGCCTACACAATTCATGTAGTTGCCGCCGCCCGCGTTTTGTCCGTTTGTACCGGATGCGCCCCAAGAGCCGCCATTACCGCCGTCAAAATAAACAGTGCCGCCTGTACCTGCCGCAGTTTTAGTACCTGCATTACCGTTTGACTGACCAGTACCACCTGATGAATTGACGTTGCCCGACTGACCGCCGCCACCGCCGCCACCGCGACCGCCATCATTACATTCCCATCCTGCATCTGGATCATAGTTACCGTTGGTACGCGCGCCGCCACCGCCGCCGCCACCGCCGCCGCCACCAATCACGCCGTTGGTGTTATCGATAGTACAAGCCACGTTAGCGAGAAGTGCAATACCACCACTGCCGCCATTGCCACCTTGACTACAGCTACAGCCAGAAATGTTGGCGCCATTACCGCCATTACCGCCGTCACCAACAATGTAGCCATTGTTGATCAAGGTTACACCGGCAGGGAAACTGCCATCAATGGTCATACCTTTGTTGGCTGTTGTGGATGCTGAAACGTAAACACCAGAATCAATGGTTGCAATTAACTCGGATGACCCATTCCAACCCGCTGCCGTAGCTAGTGATGCAAGGTTTGCGTCAGTGGTTGCAGAGGTAATAGTAAATTCAAACGTACCAATACCGCCTGACTGCAAGCCGTAAGCTCTACCACCACCGCCGCCAAATGTACCTAAAATAGGTGGAGCCATAATTTACCTCTTATGCAAATGCTGTCAAAGATGCAAATACTGTAAATGTAGCGTCAGCAGTTTTTACCACCGTCAGTGAGTATGAGTCTGCTGATGATGCCGTACCTTCAGATGGAGCTGAACCGCCCTGCCATTTAGGGGTAACGGCTGATCCATCCACTTGAAACGCGTTAGCGTAATAAGCTGTTGCACCTTGCTCTGCGATAAACACAACAGTCAGTGACTCGCCAATAGACATGATGCTGTTCAATGTATTTGAACCGTCACCACGAACATTCAACGTAAAGTTAGCTGTCGCGTCAGTAGTGTAATAAGTTACCTGCTGAGTTAGCGCATCAAGGTTGATAGTGCCGGTTGATGCAGTTGCAGATACAGTGATCTTTTCTTTAATCTGCTGAACCTTTACACCGCCGCCAATAGAGATGTTGCCACTTGAGTCAGCAGTCAAAGCCTTAGACGCCTCTGATGTGCCTAATGTTGTCACATCAAGGTAGTTAAGCTCTGCTGTGGTAGCTGTTACGCCATCTAGCAAGTTAATTTCTGCTGCCGTTGCAGTAACGCCATCAAGAATATTCAGCTCTGCTGCGGTAGCAGTAACACCGTCTAGGATGTTTAGCTCTGCCGCAGTTGAAGTTACCGCAGTGCCGCCAACTTCCCATGAGCCTGCGGTCAAGTTAGGCGCAATCGCAGTAGTACCATCGAACAAGTCGTCAATAGTGTCAAAGTTGGTATTAAGTTTAGTACCCCATGTATCTTCAGACGCGCCGACTTCCGGCTTGGTCAGACCATAGGTAGTTGTCGTTGTATCTGCCATGAGATATGTCCTCTATGCGCCACTTATGCGGCGATTGTAGTCCAAAATGACGATCCGCTGTAGGTAATAATTTCCCACTTCTCACGCCCGATTGTAGCGGTTGCACTGGTTTCTGATGATATACCAGAAGTGTGCCTGCGCCTAATGTAACTGATTGATGTTGAGCTTGCAGCCGTTGCCGTTGCCGACCCCTTGATTGTATAAACAGCATTTGCTGTAGCAGATGATGATTCAGTGACAGTTGCTGAGCTTTGATATATCTGCTCTGCGCTTGCCGAAGCACCTGACGTTGCTGTGGCTGTTGCGCCAGATTGCTGAATACGAATGCCGTTAGATACAACGGTAACTGAAGTTGAAGACGAAATTGTCTGCAAATCAGCCTGATCGTAAACATTGTAACCGTATACGCCGCCGCCATAGTGAAGCTTGTCGGTACGCTTGATTACAACGCCTTCACCTGCCGCAACAACAACTGATGTTGAGCTAACAGCAGCTCCAGATAGGCGAATGCGGTACGCCTCAGTAGACGTAAAGCCTGATGTTGCTGTAACTGTGGCAGTGCCTGTGATCGATCTGCCACCAGATACAGTCATGCCTGACGTTGCAGTAACAGTAGCAGAAGCATCCGCAAAGACACCTTCTGTACCGTAATCGCTACTACTGTATAAGTCGTAGCCGTAACCGCCGCGTTCTATAGGCATTTATCAGCCCAGAGTAATATCCAAATCGCCAGTAGGGATTCGGAATACGTCACCAGTGTCGATTGCCTTAGATGCGCTCAATGCAGCGTAGCAAAGCAAATTGCCGCCAGTTGAAGCATCGTAAACACCAACGTGAGTCACAGTGCCGTAAGACGCAGTCGCAGTAGCAAACTCAATAGACGCTGAATTGCTTGCGGTGTCGCCAGTTACTGAGAAAGACGCAGATACTCGTGCGTAACCTGTGCCTGAAGTAGATACCTCAGTTACAGTACCTGCTTCGCCATCTGAAACAGCAGTTAGCAATGCAACGTACTTAGTTGGCTGCGTGTAAGCGGTACCGCCGAAAACGTGTCCAAGAACCGCTGTTTCTAAATAATTTGAAAAAGACATTAGCCTAATCCCCTTACTTTAAGTGTCATGCCAGAGCCGGAATATCGTGCCTGTTCAGAGGCATTATTTACATTCTGCACTGCGGCAGAATACATCTGCGCCCAGACTGCGACTCTAGCATCTTCAGCCAAGTATGGCGCACTATGCAGCAGACTACCATAAAGGTACACATCTGGTGCATCGCTAAGCAACCAATTTGTTGTATTGGAAGCTAAATCAGGAATCTTTTGATAGTACAGCAGCTCAAAGTCTGTGTCCTCGCTAGGCGTAGGATACAGCTCAAACTGACCATCAGCGTGTGTGTAGTAGTAAGGCGCAACGGTTGATGCGTTTTCGTTCTTAGCACGAATGTCAGCCATTGCTGCGCGTGATGTCATTGTAACTGCTGACGTGCCGCTGCCTGTTAGGTGCAATCGGATGGTTTCTAACCAATCAGCCGGAATCTGCATATATTGATCACCGGCAGACTGTTGACCGCTAGCACGGGTTTCCATCTTCCAATGGCGAATCTCACGCTGCAACTGAGTCTCAGCCAATTGGATGAACGTAGGAATGACAGACGTTAGGTCATCTCGGTTAAGAAAATCCGCAATTGCGGTCTGCAAGTTGGTGTAATTGGTAATCGCCATTACGCTGTCCTTAGTATGCGTGGTGTCTTATCTTCACGCTCTTTGTTGATTCGGTCAAGGATCATAGGTGTTGTGCCTACTGCCGATGCTAGAGGTACTCCGCGAGATTTGATCGTTTTCTTCATCTCTGGAGTCAGTGGCAAGAACCAACGCTGACCATATTCACTCAAGGTATCGTCAGACATATCGATTTTGATTGGCTTAACGCCATACTCTTCACCGATGCTCTTCAGGATGCTTGGCAGCTTCTCTTCGTATGTTTTCTGGTACAGCTCAGCGTAATCTTCAGACCAAGCCGCAATACGCTCTGCTTTATTGGTGAATGCTACGCCAGACGTGTTGTTTAACTGCGCCTCTTTGAGTGCCTGATAGACCATTGATCTGATCCAACGCTCATCCTTCAGAGGAAAATCTGCACTAACCTGTTCGCCGTGACGGTAGTAATCTTCCTTCGCGCCAAGCATTTTCTTGTACTTGTCGCCAAACGCTTTTCCCATAATGGGGTCATTTTTAAGACCGCTAGCAACTGCATTAGCTACTTTCTTCAGGCTTTTCTGCTTGAATGCACCACCATAATCAGCCGCCCTTTGGAACAACGCCCTAGCAAGATCGATCTTCATTGCCGCTTCCGGCTCGTTAATGATCTCTTCTGCTTCTCTTCTGTAGTAACGATCTAGTAGCTTGTCATCCATATTTCGCAAGATTGCATCAATGCGATCTGCTGTTTGCTTCAACTGTTCATCTGAATATTGCTGCTTTAATCCGGCAGGATTAGGGATTCTGTCTTCATAGGCAGTTTCTAGGTATTCTGTTTTCGCGTCTGAGTATGCTTCATTTAGTCGATCTGACTTTTCCATTCGCTCTGATCGTGACGCAGATGTGTCATAACCATATTCACGACCTGTCTGGTGTACATCGGACTGCATTTCATCAACGTAAGTGACTAAGCCGTGATCTTCTGTGGAACGCTCAGAATGTCGCAAGAAGCCAATGGCGTTCTCCATATCGTGCTTTCTAAAGTCGAATGGAACGTCCTGTGCTTTAACCTGTGTTTCTTTGTATTTGATGTCTTCTGGGTCAGCGTTTAGCAAGCCATACTCATGCCAAAGAGTGTCGCCGCCTGAGTCACTATAATCTGAAGCCCATTCACGAATCTGCACCATTGCTTCGTCAAAACTTTCGTTACTAGCAATTATTTCCCCATTTGGGTTTGTAACTGTAAATCCGTCATCAAAGTTACCCATGATGTCAAAATCACCGTCAGCGTAAGTTATGGTGTCCCTGTAATATGGGTTTTCACCGTAACGCTCTCTGACGATGTTATCGAACGCGTCATCTATAGCTTCCTCAAGAGCATAGTTGTACTCGCCATTGTTCTGATCAGGATCAGCGAGCCAATCAACCCAATTATCACCTTCTTTTTCAACAGCAAGCTCAATGCGCTCTACAGCCAAAGAATCTGCCTCGTTAGGTGTCATGCCATCTTCAATAAATTGGTTTTTTAGTATCTGACGCGCATTGTCAGCAGGCTCACCCCATCTGTCATAAGCTAAATTTCCAATGTCGTATGCCGCCTCACCTCTGATCTCACCAACTTCACCACTCAGGTCATATCCGAAAAACTCATCTACATCCATTGGTGCAATCTCATCACTGAGCGGCAACCTTTGTGCTTGTGGGCTATCAGCGTAGGATGTTCTCATCACCTCAATGTTTCCGCTTGGCGGCTCAGCCTGTTGGAAAACATCTTCAACATTCACGACATAGTTGCCGTTCTTGTTCTTGTACTGAAGCTCAGTCATGTTAATGCCTGACTCTTCAAGCTCAGCCTTAGTTACGCCTTTTGCACCTAAACGCTGATTCAGATCACGCGGCGTCATTGATGCAGGAGCCTTTGGATCATTCTTGATGTCGAGCAATGCTTGCTCTAGCCGTGAATATGTATCTGACTCACCAAATACTCTCGCCTGTTGTGCAGGCTCACGCAGCATTGGTGGTAGCTTTTCTACCTGTGGTACGTCTTCCTGAAGGATGCGAGGTGTTGGGCTTTGCTTAGGCTCCAATCCTTCAGCCTTAATGGTGGCAAAGATTTGCTCATCGGATGCATTATTAATGCGATCTATCAACTTAGGCAGATCAAACGTAGCAACCTGTCGTTGACCACGATCACGCATTTCCTGACCTGTGGTTTTCCAATATTGGTATCTGCGCTGAGCATCGTCTAATAATATCTGACGACCCTCTTCTGCTGTGTAGCTAGGGCGTTGACCCATAAAGCTCATGCGCTCTTGAGTAGGCTTAATAATGCTTTGCTGTTGGAATGATCTTTGGTTACGGGCAATTTCCTGATTGGTAAGAATGTCAATGTTGTATTGTTGATTTGCTGTTTCATAACCGTATGGGTTTAAGCCCATATTTTCTTTAACTTTGTTTCTTGCGTTAGACCAAACAATATCCCAATCAGGATACGTCTTTAGCTTTTCAATTATTTGCTCATCGGTTTGATTGAGAATCTCATCGTTAAACAACATCTGTCTTTTTGAATCATCGCCACCAACAACCTGATAACGACCATGACGTGTAGGCTCACGCAGTGGCTCTAATGCAGGAACACGCCAGTCTGTGTTCTGTGTGATTGGATCGCGAGCATCTAGGATGCGTGGTGTTGGCTGCTCTTTACGGACAATACCGTAATCGCCACGCTGCACTGGGAATGGCATTGTTGAGCCTTCGCGCAATGCAACAGAACCTTCTTCACCAACTAACTGTGTTGGAAAGTCTTGTTTGTAGTCATAGCTATCTGGCTTGTTTTGCTGTCCCCAACGGATATTAGAGCTGCGTATGCGTACAGGCATGGTTGTTTCACCGCGAGCTAAAAGCTCTTTTGCGCGATGTCTACCTTCGTGACCGTCTACCTTAGCTACGCCATCCTTAACCTCGATAGACAGGAAAGGAATGTCATCGAATTTCTCAACGCCTTTTACACCTGCTGCCTTCTCAATGTTCTCAGGAGCCTCTGGATTTGCCTCTCGTGCAAACTTCAGGTAATCCTGAATTGGCATTTCAACTACCACTTCACGGCTCATTGGGTTTGTTTCTAGTCTGCTAACAGCATCTTCGGTAAAGTTTTTAAACGCGCCTGCGTCATCCACGGGCTTGACGCTCATACCGGCAGGAATGCGACCTAATGCGCCTACTGCCTCATCGGTCAATAAACCGTCTTCAAGGATGCGTGGCACTTTGCCGATTCGTGCGATCTGCGATGGACGAGCATAGTCAAGTAGAGGTAGTGGAGCTGCGATGCGACCAAACTCTTCAGGCAAGTTATACACAGATGCGTCTTGCGAGTAGGTGCGGCTCATTGGGGTAAAGTCGTACAGCTTGCGCTCAGCATATTCCTCGTCAGGCAAGAATGATGGTGCCTCGTTGTAGGCTTCCATAAATAGCTCGCCGATAGTCTTAACTGGCTCACCTTCTACGCGATTGCGTGAACGATCCTGAATCTTGCCGATTGCTGAACCTAGCGCGTAAATGTCGCGTGGAGCTTCGATGCCTGCTTTGGCAACGCCACGAAGCATAGAGCCTGCGGTGTCGAGTGAGCCGTAAAGAACCTCTTGTGCGCGTTCTGCCGGAGTGTAGTCACGATAGCCAAACTGTGGATCGCTTGTATCCAGAGGATCACGTTGATCTTCCTGCGGCGTGGTATCAACGCCAAGCATACCCATCAATTTATCGAAAAACAGCTCAGCCATCTCACGCCCCAATGCTTATAACTCCTAGCATTGTAACGGGTTT